TGGGTACATCGTTGTCTAATGGACACAAGGAGTACTTATCGCAGTTTTCAACGGCAATAATTGCACTAGACCCTGACGCACTACCCAAGACACTGCAATTTGCCAAGGAATTACGTGGCTATGTTGACACCGTAAAGGTGCTACGGCTACAAGACGATATAAAATACCGAATGCCAACCGACATGGCAAACCTTTCAGCACTAGGAGACTGACCCAATGGAACTATCCCTTATCCGAAGCTTGATGGACAAGACTTTCTATGACGATCATCGTGGCGCACGTTGCCCCGACCGATTGTTCAGCAAGGATGTCCGTAAGATCAAACAAGCAATCGACACAGCAATGGATCGCTATGAGCGTACCGTTACACCAGCAGAGATTGAGGCTCTGTTCATGGCTAACAACCCTACCCTCACAACGGCACAGAGACAGGCATACAGCCACCTGTTCGTACAGGTGAGTAAGGAGCAGCCAATGGGCAGTGACGTAGCACAGGAGGTGCTCTCCAAGCTGTTCCAACAGGTAGTAGGCGAAGACATTGCCAATCTTGGCTTCGACTATGTAAACGGTAGCAAGTCCAGCCTTGACCCACTACGCCAGATGCTTGAGCAATACGGAGATGACTTCACTCCCAACCTCAAGGTTGAGTGGGAGGACATTGACCTAGACACAATCATTGCCATGACTGACCTTGAGTCACAGTGGACGTTCAACATCCCTACGTTGACACGTAAGGTTGAGGGTATCAATGCTGGTCACCTAATTGAGGTAGGTGCTAGACCTAATACAGGTAAGACATCCTTCCATGCCTCACTTGTCGCTGGGCCTAACGGCTTTGCTTGGCAGGGTGCTAAGGTAGTTGTACTGTGTAACGAGGAGGGCTACCACCGTGTAGCTCACCGCTACATTACCGCCGCAACTGGTATGGACAAGCACGAGATCGTGACAAACAAAGCACAGGCTATGTCTATCTTTGGCAAGATACGTGACAAGATCATGTTCAAGGATGCAACAGGCCGTGACATGAATTGGGTTGAGTCAGTGTGCAAGTCATACAAACCTGACGTAGTTATACTGGACATGGGCGATAAGTTTGCCCGTACCGCTGGCTTCTCACGTCCTGATGAAGCACTCAAGGCTAACGCCATTCATGCCCGTCAGATTGCGAAGCAACAGGACTGTGCAGTATTCTACATGTCTCAGCTATCGGCAGAGGCAGAGGGCAAGGTTGTACTCAACCAAGCCATGATGGAGGGGTCACGTACAGGTAAGGCGGCAGAGGCAGACCTAATGATCATGATCTCCAAGAACCCTACAGTTGAGGGACAAGAAGAAGAAGACAACCAACGTCACATCAATGTGGTGAAGAACAAGTTGTCAGGGTGGCATGGTATTGTACACACCGATCTGGAGTACAAGATTGCACGGTACGTATCATGATTGATATATCCGTACTGATAGAGATTGGTTTCAGTTTATGTATTGGCCTTGTATTATGGGAACAACACAAGCAACGAGAGAATTTGATGGTGTTCCAAAAAGCGTTGCTTGATATGATGGACAAACACAATCAACTTGCAGATGTAGTAGTTGAGATTGATGAAGCACTTGAGGAAGTAGAGGAGGCCATACAGTGATTACACAGGAAGACATAGATGCATTCGCAGATGAACAAGTACAAGCCGGGTATGTGTACGCACTATCCAATGATGCTTGGCCCGGATGGATCAAGATAGGTAAGTCTCGTGACGCAGAAGTTAGGTTGAACAACTACCAAACAGGCTCACCCAAGCGGGACTACAAGCTAGTACACTGTGTGCAGTGCTCCGACTACAACGAGTCAGAACGTAAGGCACACTTACTTGGCGCAGCCAAGACAAAGCAACCTTGGAACAAACCGGACAACGGTGAGTGGTTCAGCCTATCTGAAGACGAAGCAAAAGATATACTGTGGGAGTCCATTACATGATTAAAGTAACATACATTGACCACATGGGTAGTGACTTAACAGTAGCTAACGCTGCTCGTGTGTCATTCGGCAAGACAAGTGAGATGGAAGACGATCCTTGGGGGCCACCTCGACTAAAGAAGAAAGACGATAAGCTGATCCGTTACCTTGCCAAGCACAAGCACATCAGTCCATTCGGTCATTGCTTCGCCAGCTTCCACATCAAGGCTCCGATCTTTGTAGCACGACAGCTAGTCAAGCATAAGTTCCTACGTTGGAATGAGATCAGTCGTAGGTATGTTGATGATGGGCCTGAGTGCTATGTACCTGATGTGTGGCGTGGACGTAGTGCTGATAAGAAGCAGGGGTCTGATGGTGAAGTAACTGTACCTGTCGTAGCCCGAACACTATACGGTTCCCAAGTAGAGGTTTATCAAAGCCTATTGCAGTGTGGTGTAGCACCTGAGCAAGCACGTATGGTACTACCACAGTCTACTATGACAGAGTGGTACTGGTCAGGTAGCCTAGATGCATTTGCTGATATGTGTAGGCTAAGGATTACACCGGATACCCAATACGAGAGTAGACAGGTAGCCCTTGGTGTAGATAAAATAATGTTAAGAATATTCCCTGTATCATGGGAAGCACTTGAAGGGTACGGTAATGACTAAGTATGTAAGTGAACCCGTCAAGATAACTGACATAACAGAGCATGAGGATGGCAGTGCCACGTTGCAGGTAGAGTGTGACCCTGAGACCTTTGCTGCTATCTTTAACGTAGGCTTTGTGTCACTGGTTAAGACAGGCTTATACTGGGAGACAGACAATGACAGACAATGAGTGGCCCTTAGAGGCAGACTTTACAGATGTCAGACCCATGACACCAGAGGAACGCAAGGCATCCTTGGAGCGTGATGAAAAGAACAAGTGGCGCAAGTGTGTCAGTTGTGGCAATGCAAGTAGAGGCACATGGTGTGGCTTCTGTCTGGAGGAATAATGATTAGTAGTGAATGGAAACGCTTGGTAAAAGAGCACGAAGATTTTAAGGAGAAAGTATTGTCGGAACATACACCAGATAACGTAAACAACCCGCCACACTACGGCAAGGGTAAGATAGAATGTATTGATTACATTGAAGACTTCTTAACCACAGAGGAATACATAGGATACTTACGTGGAAACATAGCTAAGTACTTGCACCGCTGGCGTTACAAGAACAAACAAGAAGACTTGTTGAAATCGCAATGGTATCTGGAACGATTGATACATCTACAGGTAAAGGAGTAACCATATAATGAGTACAGCGACACAGGCAACAGAAATTAAATTGTACAACGCAATGATTGAGAGCAACCTTAGTGTAACTGAGGCAGTTGAAGCCATGAAAAGATACGCAAACGATAAAGAGTTTGAAGATGCACTTGACAGGGTGTACAAAAATGATACATTACTAACGGATGAATGGGACGTTTGGTCCTAACAGCAGGAGAATATATGAGACACCTAACACTTGACGTAGAAAACACAACGGTCAAACGCAATGGCAAGTTACACCTTGATCCGTTTGAGCCAGAGAATACGTTGGTGATGGTAGGTATGTTAGAGGACAACGGTGTAGAAACCATTGTCACATTTGATCATGCAGACCATGCACCTACCCCCAATGGTCACCGCATTGTACAAGACGCACTAGACAATACGTCTTTGCTAATAGCACACAACGCACCACACGATCTGTTGTGGTTGTGGGAGTCAGGCTTTACCTATGATGGTAACGTATACGACACCATGCTTGGCGAGTACGTACTACAACGTGGACAGAAACAACCCCTGTCTCTTGAGGCTTGTGCAGAACGCTATGCTCTGGACACACAGAAGCAAGACACATTGAAGGAGTACTTTAAGAATGGATATTCCACACGTGATATTCCTCATGATGAACTATCGGAATATTTATCGCACGATCTACATGCAACTCAACAGTTGTACATTACTTTGCAGACTAAGTACGAGGGATGCATCTCCTTAGTGCCAACCCTAGAGTTGACCAACCAACTTGCCATACATCTTGCACGTATCTATCAACGTGGCTTCAAGGTTGACCTAGCTGCACTAGACGAAGTGCGTCAGGAGTTCGAGAGTGAACGCAACCTACTCAAGATCGCACTAGAGGAACAGGCCGCTGACTTGATGGGTGACAGACCTATCAACCTCAACAGCCCCGAGCAATTGTCTTGGGTTATCTACAGCCGCAAGCCACACGACAAGAAAGTATGGGCTGACTTGTTCGATGAACGTATGCCTGATGTAGAATACAAACGCACAGTCAACAGACACAGTGACAAGTTGTACAAGCAGAAAGCACACCAGTGCAGTACATGTAACGGCAGTGGACAAATACGTAAACAAAAGAAGGATGGGACATTATATGCTCGAACAAATAGATGCAGCAATTGCAACGCTACTGGATATATCTTTAGTGATATGGGTAATAACATTGCTGGCCTAAAGTTCACACCCCCTAACTCCAAGTGGGTTAGTGCTAACGGATTCGGTACAGGAAAGGACAACTTAATATTCTTGGAGGGCATCGCAAGATCACGTGGTATGAAAGAGGCAGAGACATTCCTACGTAATGTTCGTAGGCTCTCAGCCGTTGAGACATACCTCAGTAGTTTTGTTGAGGGTATCTCCAACCACATGAAGCCAGACGGTTTGTTGCATGTACGTTTGTTACAGCATCGTACAGGTACAGGCCGACTATCCGGTGCAGACCCCAACATGCAGAACATGCCACGTGGCGGCACATTCCCCGTCAAGAAAGTGTTCGTGTCTCGCTGGGAGGGTGGCAAGATTATGGAAGCTGACTTCGCACAGCTTGAGTTCCGTGTCGCTGCGTTCCTGTCACAGGATATGACAGCCATTGACGAGGTAGTCACAGGCTTTGATGTACACAGCTACACTGCACAGGTTATCACAGATGCAGGTCAGCCTATGTCACGTCAAGAAGCCAAGGCGCATACCTTCGCTCCTCTGTACGGCGCTAGTGGTTTCGGTAGATCAGAGGCAGAAGCGGCATACTACAAACAGTTTACGACAAAGTATTCCGGTGTATCTGACTGGCACAAGCGTCTTGCCACTGAGGCACTCAACACAGGTACGATAACTACTCCATCAGGTAGGGAGTTCTCCTTTCCAGATGTAACACGTAGACGGTATGGGGGTGTGACATATTTCACACAGATTAAAAATTATCCTGTACAATCGTTTGCAACGGCTGACATAGTACCAATATCTCTGATATACATTGATAAGCTATTGACAGCAAACAAGCTACGTAGTTGCGTAGTAAACACGGTGCATGACTCAATTGTAATTGACGTACACCCAGATGAAGAGGACATGGTACTAAGAGTAATAGAAGCGGCTAATGACAAGCTGATACCTATCGTCAACAGAAAGTGGGGTATTGATTTCAACATACCACTTCTACTTGAGGCAAAGATTGGTCCTAATTGGCTTGACACAAAAGACGTAGCATGATATAACTAACTTTCGTTTATTCAAAAGGAGACTACAATATGAATGAAGTAGCAACAATCGACACCAACAATTTCTCTGCAATGGCTAAGGCTATGGGCATGGAGGCAGACGCACCGAAGTCAAACAGTAAGTCAAGTACACTTGCACGGTTGCGTATCCATCACACACCTATCATGGGTCAGCAAGAGATTGGTGGCAAGATGAAGAACGTAGAGGTAATCTCAGGTGGTGCATACAAACTGGAGATACCTGATGGTCCTACCTACTACGCAGAGAACGTGGCTATCCGCCCATTCCTACAGCGGTTTATGTACAAGAAGTTCATCAAAGGTAATGACAACACAGCTAACCGTTTCGTAAAGACTGTCATGGCTAACGACCTCAATGGTGACATGAAGGACAACGATGGTGGCTTCAACTGTGGTAAACCCGCTGGCTTTATCAAAGATTGGGCAGCACTACCAGACAATATGAAAGACCTTATCAAGTCTATCAAACGTGTACGTGCTATCTTTGGTACAGTAGAACTGGTGAACCCTACAGACGCAGACGGTAACTCTGTAGACGTAGACACTACCCCGTTCATCTGGGAGGTGGACAATCGTGACGCCTTCAAGACTATGGGTGACCAGTTCACCAAGCTGTCGAAGATGCGCCGACTGCCACCACAGCATCATGTGATGTGCAGCACTAAGGAAGTACCACTACCAAACGGTAGCAGCTTCTACGTACCTGAAGCAGACTTAGACTTGGGTACTACACTGGACATGGACAACGATACACAGGAAGTGTTCGGCAACTTCATGGCGTGGATTCAGAACTACAATACGTACATCCTGAATACATGGGACGAGAACATGCACAAGAACGAGGAGGTTGACGTAGATACTGTGGAAGCTTTCGTTGACATTAGCGAAGAGGACTTTGCATAATGAACCACCCCGCTGAACTGGCAATCAATCAGTATCTGGAAGATGCTACATCCGGTAAGTCAACAATGTCCGAAGAGACAATTGAACAAGTTGGCAAGGATGTAATGGATGCTATGCGACGCCAGTTCGGCAGTGGCAAAGGGCGTGACGAGTTTCGTTTACGGATGTCCAACATCGGTAAGCCTACTTGTCAGCTCTGGTTTGCTAAGAATGAGCCAGAGAAAGCCCTACCATTGCCGACCACATTCGTAATGAACATGCTACTAGGAGACATCGTTGAAGCTGCATTCAAGGGTATACTCAAGGAAGCTGACGTTCCTTACGAGGATGAAGATAACTTCGTTACACTAGAGATAGGGGAACACAAGATCAAAGGCAGCTATGACTTGGTAATGAATGGACGATTGGATGACGTTAAGTCTGCATCTGATTGGTCATACAGAAACAAGTTTGAGTCCTTCGACACACTCAAGAAGAGTGATCCATTCGGGTATGTAGGGCAGTTAGCTGGCTACGCCAAAGCCTCTGGTAAAAAGGTAGGTGGTTGGTGGGTAGTCAACAAAGCCAACGGCAACATCAAGTATGTACCTGCAGACAGCATGGACTTTGACGCAGAGCTACAGAAGTTAGAGGAAAACATTGACACAGTAAATGCCAATGAGTTCAAGCGTTGCTTTAGTCCTGTACCAGAAACCTTTAGAGGTAAACCATCTGGTAACATGGTACTAAACGACAACTGTAAATTCTGTGACTACCGTTTCTCATGCTACAACATTGAGGAGCTACCGTCAAAGGTATCACAAGCACGTACTAAACCCATTGTAGCGTACATCAAAGAAGGAGCGTGACCTATGAAGGCATCTCAATTTTCTGCCGCCATGAAGCATGGGTATAGGAGTGGGCTTGAGCTTCGCACTAAAGACTATCTTGTAGAACATAATATTAAATTCAAGTACGAGAAGGTAAAGATAGAGTGGGAAGACCTCATGTACCGTACATATACTCCAGACTTTGTATTGGGTAACGGTATTATAATTGAGACAAAGGGGTTGTTTACTGCAGACGATAGACGTAAGCATTTAGCTGTTAAGGAGCAGCACCCCAAGCTGGATATACGTTTTGTATTTACCAGTAGTAAACGTAAATTGAGTAAGGGTGCTAAAACTACCTATGGACAATGGTGTGAGAAGAATGGTATACAGTATAGTGACCGCATCATTCCAGAAGATTGGTTGCATGAGAAGGGCAAAGACATGCACCCTATGCTGATACACTGCCCATACAAGAAAGTTAAAAGGAGACAGAAAAAATGAATGAGGATGAAAACCTTCCCGTGTTTGTAGACTTTGACGCCAATGATTATATCATTCGTTTGTCTCCGTTCTTGGATGAACGTGGTGACTGGACGGGGGAGTTACTGGTAGGCAGTGTTACTACCGGAGAGAACACCATGTCAGACGAAGATCACTACAGCCTAATGAAGCTATCGCAGCTTGTGTGTGCTGCAGTACCCGCTTTGGAGGAACACGAAAGTGTTCGTACCATACTATCAAACATAGCTGAAGATACTTTGCAGGATGAAGCAGAAAAGGAAAAGGTAGAACCCAAGGTTAAAGAGGTAACAGAAAATGTCATACGTGTTAATTTTTAATACAGGAGAATACTGATATGATAGTTAAAGTATTTCTTACGTTAGACATAGACGAAGAAGACTATCCAATGCCAACAGACGGAGCCGTTACGGAAGAAGTCGAGAGTGTACTACACGAGCTTATCTTTGACGTAGATGGGTGGAACATTAAAACAGTAAAAACAATATCGGAGTAATGTAATATGAGCAATCAATTACCAACAGACTATCAAGCATTCATCCACAAATCACGCTACGCTAAGTACTTTGATGGCAAGGGGCGTGAGTCATGGGGTGAAACAGTAGGCCGCTACATGGATAATGTAGTACGCCGTTCCGTTAAGGTAGAGAATAGTTACATTGACAGCATTGAGCAAGCTATCCTTGGTCAAGAGATCATGCCATCTATGAGGGCCATGATGACAGCTGGCCCCGCACTAGATCGTGACAACACTGCAGGGTACAACTGTAGTTACTTGCCTGTCGATGATCCCAAATCATTCGATGAAGCTATGTACATCCTTCTCTGTGGCACTGGCGTAGGTTTCAGTGTAGAGCGGCAGTTCATCAGCAAGCTTCCAGAAGTGCCAGAGTTGTTCCAAAGTGAAACGGTCGTTGTCGTTAAGGACAGTAAGGAAGGTTGGGCTAAAGGTTTCCGTCAAGTTCTTGCGCTCCTATGGGCTGGTGAAATCCCTAAGTGGGATGTGTCACAGGTACGCCCTGCAGGTGCAAGGCTAAAGACATTTGGTGGTAGGGCATCAGGCCCAGCACCTCTCGTAGAGTTGTTCAACTTCGCTGTGTCTACATTCAAGGCTGCACAAGGACGTAAGCTATCCTCTATGGAATGTCACGACTTGATGTGCTTCATTGGGCAGATCGTTGTTGTAGGCGGTGTACGCCGTTCAGCTATGATCTCACTGTCTAACTTGTCAGATGACCGTATGCGTCACGCTAAGTCAGGTCAGTGGTGGGAGACAGCAGGTCACCGTGCTTTGGCTAACAACTCCGTAGCGTACACAGAGAAGCCAGATATGGAAACATTCATGCGTGAATGGCTGTCTCTGGTCGAGTCTAAGTCTGGTGAGCGTGGTATCTTCAATCGTGAAGCATCCAAGAAGCAAGCAGCTAAGTTTGGTAGACGTGATCCTAACTATGAGTTCGGTACAAACCCTTGTTCTGAAATAATTTTACGTCCATATCAGTTTTGTAACCTAACGGAGTGTGTTGTACGAGCAACGGACACGTTGCAAGACCTTGAGCGTAAGGTTAAACTTGCTACTATCTTGGGTACTATTCAGTCTACCATGATTAAGTTCCCCTACCTACGTAAGGTATGGCAGAACAACACCGCAGAAGAGCGGTTGCTTGGTGTGTCTATGACAGGCATTATGGACAACCCACTTATGACTAACTCTAACAAAGGATTGGATAAGACCCTTGAGCATTTACGTTCTATCGCTGTCGCTACTAACGCTGAGTGGGCTGAATTGCTTGGCATCCCTGCTTCTGCTTCTATCAGCTGCGTTAAACCTTCCGGTACGGTATCACAGTTGGTTGACTCCGCTTCTGGTATCCATGCTCGTCACAGCCCCTATTATATTCGGACTGTCCGTGGCGATAACAAAGACCCTCTGACAAACTTCATGATTGACCAAGGTATTCCTAATGAGCCTTGTGTTATGAAGCCTGACTCCACTGTGGTGTTTAGCTTCCCTGTTATGTCACCCACACAGGCAGTCACACGCAACGATATGACAGCCGTAGAGCAGCTTCAGCTGTGGTTGACCTATCAGCGCCACTGGTGCGAACATAAGCCATCCGTGACTATCTCAGTACGTGATGGTGAGTGGATGGAAGTGGGTGCATTTGTGTACAAACACTTTGATGAAATGTCAGGTGTGTCATTCTTGCCACACTCGGATCATACTTACCAGCAAGCACCCTATCAGGACTGCACTAAAGAAGAGTATGAAGAGATGCTTACCAAGATGCCTAGCAGCATTGATTGGGAACTTCTTAATGAATACGAAAACGAAGACAACACAGTGTCTATGCAGACAATGGCTTGCTCCGGTGACAGTTGTGAAATAGTAGACCTAGTGTAATGTGGGTCATACTAGGAAGGACACAATGCAACTTCTGTGATAGTGCAAAAGCACTATTGCAGGGTGCAAATAAACAGTACACTTACTATACTTTAGATGATCCAAGTAGTAAATGGCTGTTGACATTGGTTAAGAAGGCGGGTTATACTACCGTTCCACAGATATTCAACAATCAAGGGAACTATATTGGTGGTTACACAGAACTAAAACAACACTTAGAGGAGATTGAACATGGCAAAACTGACACTTGATGATGTAGAATATGAAACGGATGACTTCACAGAGGAACAAAACAAACTACTCCAAGAGATACAATACAACAATCGTATTCAAGCCGACATGGGCTACAAGTTGCAAGGCTTACGTAGTATGTCGGATTCTCTGGTGGCTGCACTGAAGCAGTCACTTACAACGGAAACAGAACAACCAGAATCGGAGTAACTCCAATGGCGTACAGAAAACCTTTCTCCAAAAATCTTTATGGCAAGTACGATGGTGTAGCTAAGAATACACTAATCAATCACCTACTCAAGGATGGTCATATACTGGTAGACAGTACTGAATCCTATGATGCTGACGTAGTGACAGAGAAGCTAGGTGAGAAACACTACAGCGAAGCGGAAGTAAAGACTGCATGGAAGGGTGATTGGCCTACCAATTGGGCCGAGATACGTATACCAGAACGCAAAAAGAAGCTACTGTCAAAGCACGGTAACAACCTAAAGTTCTACATCTTCAGTGGTGATATGACTAAGGCTTGGTGCATTGACAGTAGCCTACTAACGGATGACAAACTACGTGAGGCACAAGGACGTAACATCTATGCAGGTGAACAGTTCTATCACGTGCCATATAAAGAGGCGGAGTTAATCAACGTAGCATGAGGAGTAATACTTATGAAGATTCGTACAAGAGAACAACGTGGACTAGGTAAATATGATGCACCTCTAAAGGTACAGCAGACAATGGGTTACAATAGTTTTAAAAGAGGTGACCGTGTTAACCCGTATCCTGAAGATACTATGCAGTACCGTGAATGGAATAGGGGCTACAACAAAGCCTACTATGACAACTTAAACTGGGTAAGGAAATATGAAACTAGAGCAAGAGGTAGAACAGTTTTTAAAGGAGAAGTACAGCATGTCGGATTTTAATTCCTATCAACGTAGCGCATCCAAAACCGCCATTTATCCAGATGAACATCGTATCCTGTACCCTGCGTTGGGTCTTGCAGGTGAAGCGGGTGAGGTAGCCAACAAGGTAAAGAAACTTGTACGTGATGGGCCAGACAATAGACCCGATACATGGAGAGAGGATATTGCAAGTGAGATCGGTGATGTGTTGTGGTACTGTGCTGCACTCGCTACTGACCTCAACCTTACTCTGGGTATGATTGCCAGCCAGAACGAAATCAAACTGTCGAGGCGAAAAGAACAGGGTACAATTGGTGGTAGTGGCGACACACGATAGACAAAAATAAAGGGGGCTTAATTGCCCCCTCTTTTACATTGCATCTTCCGCTAACTCTAGCAGCATCATTATGTCCTCTACAGATCGGGGATCGGGACTTCTCCCATTATTTAGTTTCTTGAACATTATTTGGGCGTACTGCCTATCATCATAGGGAACACGAGATAGATCGTCAACTGCAGTAGCATAAGGCGAAGCAAAGCCATCCGTAAGAAAGTCCTGTTTAGCATCCGCTAACAAATCTTTAATGTACTTACGTGCAATTTTATTCTTTTCACTTTTATTACCGCCCATATCTTCTGCAATATCTTTTGATACTTCAGTAACAAGAGGTAGTATAGCAGATAGGTACTGGTTTTCTGCACGTTTTTCTGATGGTACTTTAGACCTACTGCCTAACTCGTATGTCGGGTCTTCAAAACCAATCTCCAAAAGATACTCTGTTAAATCGCTGTCTGCCTCTTTTATGTTTAAACCAAAAAACAGTTTCTTTAACGGATCGTACCTTTTTATATCACCAGTATTTATGGATACTCTATTTGGCATACTCTCTTCATAAGAAGGAGCCGCTATGCCACGTTGAATAAGTGATCTACTAAAGCCACTACCAAAAGAGGTAGACCAGTCATCATTTAACGTAGGATCACTGGCGGCATCTACATACACGTCACTCTTTATACCTGCGGCACGTTGTGCTTCTACACCTTGGAACAGAGGAGTAAGGAAAGTGTTTACATACTGCCCAACGGCACCGCCAATAGCTTTAGCCCGTCTATTCTGGTCTACCATATCTTCCGTACCAACAATTATGTCACGGATTTCATCAATCATCACGTTGCCCACACCAGTACGTGCAGATGTACCTAGCCATGTTTCAGCTATATGATCCATGTCTGCGCCGTACCATGTATCAAGTGTACCTTCTTCCGCACGTCTTGCGAACTCTGCTACCCATCCAATCTGTCTCATAGGATATACAGGCGTAAGATCAACTTGATTATCTTCGTATTCCATAGATTCATAACGCTCACCCGCATCATCAGATTTTCTGTACTGATACATACCAGTTATTGCCGCTATGCCTACAAGGTTACGTGTTATATCCTGCCTGTCTCTTGCCGTAAGAACGCCACGTGTATCCTTAAACATAGCCTTACGAGCAGCCATGATACCCACACCGCCTACGTTCTGTGCCATGTACTCCATAGAGTTAAACATGAAGCGAGGGAACGGTACAATAACAGTAAGACCTGACTTAGTAATTGTATCAGAGATTACTTTAAAGGGATAGAAGTCTGGTTGCTTTGCGTATGTAACGTCTAATGCTTTTGTAGTAGCTTCATCCATAATATCTATGAAAGACCTACCGTTCTTACCACGCAAATCGGGTGCATCATTTATTACATCTTTGATGCGCCCTTCGTCTAGTGTTTTACGTAAATCTACACCCCACTCTGCGCTAGTCAACCTTTCCAACTCTGAAAAGAAAGTAGATCGACGTAGCATCATCTCTTGCCAACGGTTAGGTGTATTAAGAAACGCAACACCATCCTCAAGTGTAGAAGCCATTGCGTCTAAACCCTGACCAGCACGAGTAGTAGCCTGTCCTCTACCAGTTAACTCCTGTAGTTCTGCAATGTTACTACTAAGACGCTCAAACTGTTGGGCCAACTCAGGTCTATCTAAAATATAATTTGTGTATTGCTCTGCAGTATTTTGGTCTGCAAACATATATTTCATTTGTCGGAAGGCATTTGAATAGGTTCCATCACGAACAAATGGCATAACATTTTTAGTTGCGCCAACTATACCACCTATCCTGTCTCCTTCACTTGCAGCTTTAGCATAGGTAATAAGGGCAGTGTCAAATACATTTCCAAGCCCTTCCATAGGAGAACGAATGACGCCTGATTGAAGGTTTCGTGCAGCTGTAGCCAACGAAGATACCATCAAACCTCTGCGAATGTTTTCAGTTCGTAGCACCGTACTAGACCAGAACTTTGCAATACCTTTTTGTGAAGCACGATTGGCGAGTTCTGCCCTTCTCTCTGTCATTCCTTTAGGTTTAAACCTAGACATCTGGCTAACTCTATTTAGAAGTCTACCAGCTTCTGACACGGAACCTACTACGCCAAGCATGTAGTCTTCATACGACATGCCGTGCTTGTTCAGGATATTGTAAAGAGTATCGTCTGCAAGTAAATCTTTTGTAACGGTAAGATCAAACAGCTGATCTACTAGTGGTCTATCGGAACCAACTTTTAAAAGATCGGGATTGCTTTTGCGCAAGTCTGCAACAACACCAACTAATGCATCTAGCTTTTCTGGGTTAAGCATCGGGATAGCCAATACATCTTCATCATCAAAGCCCAACTCATCTAGTGGGTTTATGTCACCGTCCGCAATCCTACCTTCATATACACCATCTACGTAGTAATCTTTTACTTTAGTCTTACCTGCGGCACGAACTTTAACAGGGTCAATAGTTAAACTACCATCTTTATTCTGTCTTGAAATGTCTACATCGGTACGGTTTTGAAAGTTTATTATTAGTTCATCTTTAATGTCGGCGTTAGCTTTAGCTTTTGCCTTATTAGTTTTACGTATTTGCTCACCAAGTTTACTTTCATTAAGCATTGCATCTTGTACACGGTTATACTCACCGCCACTACCTACTTTTTTCCATACCTTAGTTACTCCTTTAGTAAGTAAAGCTGCTCCCGGTAAAGCTGACGCTGCATCTAGTCCCGCCCATGCCACATCAGCAGCGGCGGAACCGTACTCACCGTTAGCAACATGCTCCTGTACATTGGCAAAATGCTGTGGCACTTCAGCAACTGCCGTTAGAGGATTTAACATTTCGTCTGCGAATACTATAGCATTTACTTGCGGTAAATTTAACGTACCGTTTTCTGCAGCCTCAAGTAACTTAGAAGTAAGACCACTTGTAACAAAATTATTACTTTTTAGTCTGGCAAGCAAGGCATCTTTTTGTCCTTGTGCGCCTTCTATGTGGGTAAGTATGCGCTCTTTAACACGTTGATCTGCAGACAACATCAACTGTGACTCTGGATCTTTACTCGCCATCTCTTCTTTTACAACAGACAAAGGTACGCCACGTGCGTCTGCCAAACCTTGTAAAAATTTATTTTCTTTTGCAATTTCTTTATTTGCTACGTTAAGTTGAGCATTATAGTAGTCTTCATTTACTACTTGTTCTCTGCGCATTTCAATATTATCATCAAACAATTTTGAAATCAGATCGTCTATCTGAGACATATCCTGTGTTATAATAGGCGTTTCATCTTGAGGTATAATAGGTTCTTCAACTGCAGGATCAATAGATAAATCAAAATCTTCTTCATCTGTTTCTATGTCATTAAACACAGGAACACCGCCCTCTTGCAAAGGCAGTGTGGGTTCCTGCGGAACATAGGTAGGTTCATCATCTATGTCATTGAATAAAGAATTAGAGTCTGTTTCTGTGGGTAATGTAGTTGTAGTATAGACTTCTTCTTCTTCAATGTCGTTAAACAGAGAGTTATCCATTTAGATTTTACCTGCATCAATAAAATTCTTATGCTTATCTGACGTGTACACTCCTGTATATACGTGTATCTTTGTTACAGGTATACCATCTTGTACTTCAGTAACATAAACAATGTCACCAATCTTGTAGGCTCCTTGACTTGCACGTTGCTGTAGCACGTCCACTTGTTTACCGCTTTCATTTGTTGCGAAGCGTTCAAAGGGTTCATTTGGATTGACTCTACGATCTGTTAATTGAGAAGTAGGTTCTATAGTGTGTTGATTACGTGCGTGTAATTGTATTTTCTTAACAGCGTTTTGAACATTACTTTTTGTCACTAAATTTAACTGTGGAACCATGGGAGTATTGTCTTCACCCGTGTTAAGGGTACGAACATTTTTATTAGCCACAATAACTGCTACATTATACTCGGGTACTCTGTCTCCAATTTTTTGAGATAGTCTTCCTTCAAGGTCTACAGAAAAATCATTAGCCTCTAATGCTAATTTCATTTGAGTTTTTAACATACTTTCTATGGTAGATTTACTAAAGGGGCTTGAGACAGCAGAGTCATCGTCTGTTTTTAGAGCGGCGTCTTTTGCTTTTATCTGCGTCAGTAACTCACTAGCCAATTTAGCTTGTTTATCTCTAATATCTGGAGTTTTACCATTGATAGATTTTTGGATAGCAATAGCATAAGCAGCATCTAACGTAGCCTGTTCTTTATCTGCAGGTTTCATGCTACTAGTGTAGTAGTCTAAATTTAAAATACCACTTTTCGTAGGTGTAGCACTAGTCGAAGTCGCCTCCAAATCACCTGTCTCGGCTGCCGCTGTTGCAGTACCTACACTGGGTGCTGCAGCAATGTCTGTAATTAACTCACTTGTTTCCGCCTCGGACATATTTTGCGAAGAAGAAAAGTTAAGTAGGGGTGCAGGAGAAAATCCTTTAGATACAAGATCGCCACTCATGCGTAAGGTTTCTTGTGCCGCTCCTATACCTTTACCCATAATTTCTGAAGCCTGTTCAGGCGTAAAGTAAAGGCTAAGTTTACTCGTAAGCTCCTCTGCAATTTTCTTTTCCTGATCTCGTTGTGCTTGTTTAGCCAACCGTTGACGTGTAGCAATCTGACGATTTTCATCAATCAGTTTTTCTGCACGTACACGATCTTCATCTAATCTTTCCGATAACTTGCCAGCAAAGCCAGCGCCAAATCCTGCTAAACTAAATGCCATTATGATCTCCTCGCCATAAGACCACCCGGACGTGGTTCGGTTTCTTTTATTTCTACAGGCTCTTCTTCTTTTTCTTCAAGTGCCTCTGGTAATTCTTTGCGCATTTTCTTTAAGGCAAGTGCAATTTTAGTATCACTAATCTTATCTTCATCAATACGCTGTTCAGTACCAAGATCGTAATCAATACCTGCGTCATCGCCTATGTACGCCAACATCTCAACAATTACGGGTGTTACAAGAATACCTACATCAATTGTGTGCATACCCTGCATAACACCTGCAGACTGCATAGAGTTAGCCATAGTAGTTAGTGGTATACCTAATTCCATGCTATCCAGTAGTGAGTCATATATATCATCGGATACAAGACGTGGAATGTAGAACTCTAACGCAGACTCTACAGTAGTATACTGAGGTGGGTTTTGCCAAGGTCTACTGCCGACTTCAGCAGTCATACCTTGACCGGGAATTGGGTAGTCTACATAAAGTTCTGATGGTTCAGCCATTGTTTATCTGCTTTCTTGCTTTACGAATATCTTTTACGTAGAGTTTAACTCTGTCCAATGGTGCGTTTGCAGTTGGCGTTTCTTTAGGTTGCGAGTTACGAGACAATAAACCCATACTTGCTACAGGCTTTGCCACATTTTCTTCTTCGTCCATAATACCTAAATTTGTATATGCCGTTAGTACAGGGTTAGTATTCATCTTTACTTCCTCTTATTAAAATATACCGCTTACAAAGTTAAGACCCTTACCCAACAGTGTATCACCACCCATAGGAGATGTAAACATTGTTGCTACAAGATTACCCCAACTAGCAGAAGTTTTAAAGTCTAAGTCTGCTTCAGCCACAGATGCATTTGCGTCTATTGCCAACTTAGCTTGTGTTAAATCTGAAATACGTTGCCGCTCATTTTCGGCACTATTCCATGCCCACTCCATACTATCTTGGTAGTATGACCAAAGATCATTATAGGCAGTGTTAGATATACCAAGAATAGAGGCTGCGTTTAATTCGTTAGCACGGTTGATAGCTGCAGTATCTGCAGTTGCAATTTGTCTACGCCAGTTTGCATTGTTCTGATCAATAACTAATCTGTTCTGTGCGTTGAACTGGTCACGCTGGTTCATCATCTCAGATGCAAACCTATCTTGAGCATTGACTTGACCTGCATTGAACTGGTTCTGTGCATTAGCTTGTGAAGCATTAAACTGTGATGCCTGTGTAGTTAGATTAGCAAAGAACTGATCAGTTTGATTTTGGCTCGTAGCATTAAACTGTGCAGCGGCGTTAGCGGCAGCTTGATCTGTAAACAAAGATTGTACTTGCTGTTGCGCTTTAAACATGCTAGTCTGTTGTTGATTGTTTAGATTAGCCATATCCATTTGTAAGAATGACTGTGCATTCATTACGGCAGCTTGTTGACGATTGTTGAGGTTAGCCATGTCCATATTGGCTAATGCTGCAGCCTCGGACATTACAAGAGCTTGACGGTTATTTAGATTAGAAAGGTTTACCGTGTTAGCATTGCGGCTATTCTCCAAAGCTACTTGCTGCTCTGCAGTAAAGTTCATGTTAGCAATGTCGCTAATCTTACTTGCATTCATTACACGAGATTGGAAAGCTTGATCAAACTCCATGCCCATAAATGTAGCACGTTGTTGCGCCGCAAGCATAGCACGTTGCTGACGGTTAGAAAGATTCTGTGACTCAAACTGTGCAAGTGTCTGTGCATCAGCTGAAGCAATTGGCAGTGCAGATTCCATAGCGGCTTGTATAATAGCCTGACCAGCCATAGAGGATGCACCAAGGCCACGGGCCGACATAGTTGCAGTAGCTGCCCTCATTGCACCTGCAGCCCATGCTGGTGTATTACCACCCTCAAACTGCTGCATTAACCCTTCAAGCTGTCCTTGTACAGTAGCTTGTTTAGTAGGGGTAGCTTCTGCAGCTTGTAGTTCTTCAGTAAACTTAGCGGCAGTTTCAGCATTAGCTACACCGCTAACTAACTCACCTTCTTCTACCTTACGTTGTACAGGGTTTTCCATAAGAATGGCTTTGCCCTGTGCAGCTTCAAGATCGGACACACTAGAAGATGTAGCTTGCTCTGCATCTACAATAGCACGTGGATCAACGGAGCCTTGCGCTGCAGTAGTCTGTGCAATTACATCACCTACCTTGTCGGATACTTTTTCTGGTTCCATCAAGGTTGCATCAGTTGTAGTAGGTGCAGTGGCAGTGGCAGTAGTAGCTGTAGTAGTAGGTGTAATAATATCACCAGCTACCTGACCACTTGTAGGCGCTACAAATTGCTCTGGTGTAGCTACAGTACCTACAGGTTGAACTGTAGCACCGGGCAAAAGAGTAGGGGCTATAGCACGATTTGCTTGTAGTTCTGTAATGGAAGGAATAGTTAATGTAGTATCTTCCTCTTCATCTGTTACAGAACCACCTTCGGCATACTTTTTTACGTAACCACCACTTGCCATTTGCATAGCTTTCTGTTGATACATATTCATAGTATTCATCTTGTCAGGGTTTTGATTCAAGTAGTTACTAAAACCATTCATGTCACCCTGATAGCCTAAGTTACCTGCAATACGCTGCAGGGCATCTGGTTTAAATCCTTTGAATTGCATCATTCTTCTATCTTTCTATGTATTGTCATGAGACAAAGTATACTCACGTGTGTATTACGTGTCAATAGTAAATCTTTCATACCGTACTACTTTAGAGGATTAGCGACTAATTCATCATACGCATCCCATATATCGTCTATCTCTACTGCGTATGTATCCATCTTATCGGACATGCTATCCGTAATAGCTGTGCTCTTTTCAACTTGAGAGCGTAGGTTTAGTAGGGTTCTTTGTTGCTCTAAAATTGTAGCCATTTGAGTGCTAATCTGTGTTAGCTTAACACCTAGTTGCGCTACATTATTATCACCAATTGTTTGTTCAAGAGATTGAATACGTGATGTAGCATCTACTACTTCTTCAAACCCTGACTCAACGTCTAAGAAACGATTCAGTACATCGTAGCCCCAGTATGCACCGCCAGCTACGGCACTAAGAATAGGTAGTGCAAATAAGGCATGTGCAGCCTTAAACGAGTAACCACCTACTTTTAGTTCTGCATCACCCATTGTAGTTAATAGCCTCGTAGATTTCTTGCGCTGTTTTAGTATTGCCCGTCATGTAGCCATGAAATGAAATGTAAGCGTTAGACTGCTCAAATGAAATCATTAACTTATCTACACTTTGTACGTAACTAACTGCAGTGTAAGATGCCATAGCAATGTTATTCTGTGAAGCAAAGCTATCTATCTGATTTGTGATGCTGGTATTTTCTGATGCCGCAAGATACGCACCTGCCTGTTGAGCAAAAGTTTGTACGTCAGTAATAGCATCATTAAAATTATCTACGTCTTGCTGATCAATAGACATATCAGTTATAGTAACAGCCTGTTGCACTTCCATCATGTCATCTGTAGTAGTTGCAGATTCAGCCATATCTGCTACAGCGGATACAGTTTGTAATACTGATGTAGCTTCTACCAGATTATCAATTGCAGTGTGCATATTATCTATAGCAGTATCATGCTGCTCCGCAAGAATATCTGATGCAGTCAAATAACTTGCATTACGTACATTAGATAGCGCATCATTGTAAGCTGATACCATCTGTTCATTAATAAAAGCTGCGTTTGCTGTACCATCCTCTACAATGAAACCCGTATGGGCATTCATATCAATTTCCCAAGCTAAGTTATTTGCCAGCTGTAGCTGTAGTTCTATCACCTGTGCCGCTGTGTGAAGATCGCTCATTGTTGTTTCTGCGAAGGCTACTTCTGAACTGATCGCTAATGGAACGGCTAGGAGCATTTTGTGTAGGCGCATCTGGTATCTTCCTTCCAATGTATAGTAAGTTATTCCAAAATGATTTATTTTGATTGTAGCCTACAATGTAGACCTTTGGTTTACTACGCATCTTCATATATGCGTCACGTCCAATTAACAGTTTACCTGTAGAGACATCTACAATTGGACAAGGTGTGTTAGCTAACGCCATAGCTTTAAACACATTTGGGTTAGAGCACATTATACTTATGCCACTTACTTGTAGACCTAAGCCACCTACCTGTTGAGGTGCTCCAATTAATCTAGCATCTTTACGCCTGTTACATTCAGGGTCTTGTTGCATTTCACCACGAGATACACCGATTATACTAATCTGCACACCTTGTGAGCTAGGTATAAGGCAGCTATCGTTACCACCGCCACCCATCATTGTAGGTGATATTGCACTTGGTACTGGTTGTGAACCGGGACTTGAACCCGCTCCATTATAGTTAGTTGTACTGCTTGCGTTGTTACTATCTACACTGTTATTGTCGCCCATGTTAGTGTTAAGATCACCATTCGTAGAACCGTCACCAACATTGTCTTGAGCTACTGCATTACTTGCAGACAGTAGAGTAAGTATTACAAGCCATTTCCACATTCGTCTTCCATTACTTCTCTAACATTCTTATCACTACACATAAGCTCAGTAGCTGCGTACTGATGTCCTAAGTAATGCAACGTCTGTGCGTTTAAGTTTCTTTGGCAGTGTAAGTCTTCACTACAAACTGAAGGATATGCAATGGGTGTACCCATATCTACTGACAGACAACCCGACAGCAAAAAGACAAAAGGTGCTACCTTAATCATTTTGTAACCTGTTAGACCTCTCCGCCATTTGTTCTACAAGGTTACGAATAGCTTTTATATTCTCGTCAATACGACCAAGTGATACGGCCTGTGATTGCACAGTCTTTTCTAGTGTATTTATACGTGTCTCTTGCCGTAGCAAATCACGTGCGTTATTCTTAACAGAAGCGTCAAGAGTTGACACATACCATACCAATGCCATTGTTTGTAAAGCAATACCTACAATAAATGTAATAGGTACTGACTTAGATAGGTGCCAACTCTCTTGCTTCATTTTAGTCTTCCGTTTGTTCCAATGATCCAGCCAGCATTTTAACAAAGGCATCACGGCCCACGTTAAGCTGATCCAAGTTAAACTGTGCAGACCCTAGCTTACGATCCAAATCATTGATGTGGTTCAGCATAATCTTCTGTGCGTCAGTCATGTCTTCGATGTTGTATTCGATGTCGTTAACGGTGATGAGGTTCTTTTCATTTTTACTCATGACAGTCTCCTTTAGGTTTGAGTTAAGAGTTGGCTGCGATTGCAGCATTGGCGGCAGTCATATCTTCTGTAGTCCAGAAGTCTTTGGCTACCATGATTTCCAGATGCTCAACATTACGAGCAACTGTGTCTGTCCAGTCAGCGTCTTCCATGCCCTCTGGTTGCCCAGCATTTAGCAAGTCAACAGAGTGACCCATTGCTGTGTAGTGTTGTGCGATTTCTTCGGTGGTTGGTGTGTCGGTCATGTCTTTCTCCTTTTCTGACTTTTACGATTAACATGCCATCAGCACACATGGCACACAGTAGGAGCCATCATCGTATGTGCATGTGACATGGGTTGAAGTAACTTTTGCGATTGTCTTGCTGCGAACAATGTCATCGCCCTGTGGTTTGGCTGTGCCATCACCCGCCGACATAAGCAGATCGCCACGCTGCACGGTTGTGCCTTGCGCAATGCGGATAATCATATCGCCTGTCATAGCGACATTCATGTCAGCCGTATAGGTTTCATCACCATCATCCCAATTAACAAAAACACCCGCAACATTCGGATCACCTTCAACAGACGATACTGCCATGCAGTTGAGCTGCTCATTATCTTCATCACCCCACACAGCCATTTGATCCAAGTTGGTCATAACTGTACCTTTAAGAAGATCAATTCGGGTGTTTTCAGCAGTTTGCGACCAACGTGCAAGGTGTCCACCGTTATAAGAAACAGTTGTACCAGATACAGATATACTACCCTCAACAGAGCCTTGAGCATAAAAAATTACTAACCCACCATCGTTTGTTAGCCTGTGAACAAACAACGGATCATTGCCATCTCTAACCGCCTCAATAGCACCATCTACCCGCATTCTTGCGCCAGCAGTATTAAAGTCAGTCGTAAACTTATTTACATACCAGTTCCCAGAAGAATCAAATCTACCCCTAGGATTACCATCACCATCCGACAGCACGATGTTGTTGCTTGAGGTGCGGATGTTTAAGCCGCCTTGGTTGCCATCGTAGCGGCCTAGGATGGTGTTTTTTGCACCAGAAGATACAAGGTTGCCAGAGCTTTCGCCTATGAAAGTGTTAGCATGGCCCGTGGTATTGTTGCGCCCACAGTAATACCCAAGAAAAGTGTTTTGCGCAGACGTTGATGTATAGCCAGCTTGTGCGCCCAGATAGACACTTTGAACCGCAGTAGTATTACTATACCCAGCCTGATACCCAACGGCAGTGTTGTTGTTGGCGGTGGTGTTGGAGTACAACGCCTGACGTCCTATCGCCACGTTATATGCGCCTGTCGTGTTGCTATATAGAGGACGATACGCACCTACCGCTGTATTACTTTCACCTGTCGTTGTGCTATAACCCGCTTCACGACCAACAAATAATTGCGGCCCTGTGTCATTGTTATAACCTGCTTGATACCCAATCGCTGTCACTCCTGCGGCATTAGCATCGCTTTGAGTGAATGCGGCCTGATACCCAACCGCTGTGTTGTTGGAAGCGGTGGTGTTGGTTTCTAAAGCAGATCGACCAATAGCTACGTTATTTCCACCAGTAGTGTTTGAGTACAATGCAGCACTACCAAAAGCATTGTTCTTTGTACCCGATGTATTTGAGTACAAAGCACTAGAGCCAACAGCAGTGTTTTCCGCACCAGTAGTATGGTAAGCAGCCTGATACCCAACTGCCGTACTGTTATTTGAAGTGGTGTTATTGCGTAAGGCATCACGACCTACAGCTACATTTTGTACACCAGTAGTATTACTATACCCTGCCTGATACCCCACGGCAGTGTTGTTGGATGCGGTGGTGTTGGTTTCTAAAGCAGATCGACCAATAGCTACG